CGTGGTGTAGCAGTTGTTGCCTCTTGTGGAGTGCCTTCATTTTTGACTTGAACCTTAATATTCGGCATACCTCCAGCATTCATAGCTTGTAAGTTGCTGTTTCCAATATTACGAGCAGCACTACGTTTCAGTACAAACTCACCAGGCTCTAGGAGTGCGGGAACTCTATCACGTCCTCCTGCATAACCGCCAACTGCCATTTTTCTGATTCCTGGTACTATACCTCCAGAAGCAGCTCCTATTACCCCAGCAGGTAAATCTGTGGGAATACTGCCCTTTAGTATTTCTCCACTACCACCACCAAAGGCATTGCTTAACATTGAAAATATACCACCGCCTCCGCCAGAACCGGAAATGCTTTTAAGTATATCACTTACAAAACTACCTATACTATTAAAGGAGCTTCTGCCTTTTTCAACCAACTCATCTAAGAAACTACTAAATTTAGAGCCAAGTGTTTCTGTCTTTTTATTAGCTCCATCAAGTGAGGATTGCGCATCATTTGCAAATGAGTTAACAATTCCTTTACCACCTTTTTCAACAACAGGCACATTTCCAGACTCTAATTTTAGATCTTCAATTCCTCCTGACATATCTACACCAAGTAAATTCCCAATTTCACTAGTTAAAAAATTGGATACGGGTTTAGCAATTGTCTCTTGAAAAAACGCTTGTTGAACTTTCTTCACTGTTTCACCAAGAAAATCGGTTAAACCCTCTTTAAAGTTTTTCGCGTTTAGTGTGCCGTTAATTAGTGCATCATTTAACTCTTTCAAACCTGCAGCAAATTGTCCTCTTAACACAGTACCCACTTCTCTAATTCCATTACTAAAAGTATCATTTGCTTTTTTAGTTATGTCTGCTAAATTGCTGACTTTATTTGTAGAGCCTACTAAGGAATTGTTTAGATTAGTTAATCCTGTAGATAAATCTATTCCAGATATCTTGAGTTTATTCTGTAAATCTTTTAATTTTTCACTGGCTGCAGCGAGTTCTGATATGAGTTTTGCATCACTTCGATTTTCGGCTAGTTTTTTATTAGCATTCGCAACATCAGTTATAGCTTTTCTAATAGTTGCAAAATCTTTTGCATCTAATTCATCTTTTAATTTTTTTAATTGATTTGAGACTTGAATAGCAACTTTTGATTTTTCAATATCGAGAAGAACTTTTCTAAACTCTTCAACGGTACCAAAATTACTACTGCTAAAACTAACGGCACCACGGGGCCCAACTGTTCCACCAAATCTTTCTACAGCACCTCTTGCAACTGTGCCTTGGGCACCACCTGCTTGAATTGCTTTAATAAGTTCTTGAGTGAAAGAACGTCTAGCTAAACTTTCATCCGATTCTCCAGGCAAGCGTCTAGATTCGTTTGCAAGTATTTTTCTTTCAACTATATCATTAGCTAATACTTGTGCTATACCGTCGATATGAGTTTTAAAGTTTTCTAATTCTTGAATTAAAAGTTTATTTCTCTCCTCTAGGATACTAAGATCTTTTAAAGCTGCTTTTTCATCTGCGTTAATTTTATCAAGCTGAAGTTTTTTCTCAGCTTGAATACGTTTTTCAATTAAACCAGTAAACTCTCCTGTGCTTATAAGTTCTTGTTGTTGAGCTATTTGTGCCTCTAAGATCTTTTGCTCTGCTTTTTGGTTTTCTATTAAGGCTTTTTTCTGTTCTTTAATTGATTCTTCTAATCTTTTTAATGATTCTCTTTCAAGTTTTAGTGTTAAATCTCTTTTATCTCCTTCACTTAAAAAAGGATTCATTTTAATTAATTCTTCTGTTAATTTACGTTCACTTTCTCTAACTAAGTCAACACTCTTCAATCTCGCTACTCTTAGGTTCTCATTAGCTTTAGCTAAATCATCAGTTCTTTTAATCTGATTTGTCAATTCTTTAGTTTGTTGATCTAAGGAAGCAATTGCATTTTGAGCTTGAGTAATTTTTATTTGTTGCTGGGCAATCTGTAAACGTTTCTGTTCCTTGTCTAATATTTTTCCAAGAGTTATATCAAGATCTCTTGCCGCTTCAAAACTTTTTACAAATGTTCCTATTAACGCTTTTTCTGCGTCACGTGCCAACATGGCTAACTGCTTTTGAATAGGAGTTAAGTCTTTCGCTCCTGCTCTTTGCCGCTCTAAGGCTCTTGAGCCTAGTTCAAAGTTTTTTTGTAGTTGTGCAGTTTTAGATCTCTCAATATCACGTTGACTTGTAGCAACTTTTAAACTGTCTAAATTAAGTTCATTATCTAATATAAAAAACTTATTAAGGTTATCTGCAGCTTTAATTTGCGCTGAAAACTCATTTCTTAGTTTTTTTCGTGTATTTAAAATAGCTACTTGTTGTTGAACTTGAAAATTTAATATATCAAGTTCTTTTTGAAGATTATCAGCAGTTTTTTTATCTCTCTCATCTTCACTTTGTTTAAGATTGGCTATCTTAGTTAAAACAGCTCCACGTCTTTTATCAATTTGTTCAAGCGTAGCAGCCCCTCCCTCAAGAGTTTTTTGTAATTTAGCTGCAACTTGTAAAGATTGAACTATATTAACTTGTACAGCATTTCGAGCCTCAAATTTTCTTAACATTTCTCCTTCCATTCGTGACGTATCAACGAATAAAATTCTGTTTTTAGATAATGGGCCAGTCAAATCAGCAGCTTCTTTGACTTTTACTAAGCCTTGTCTTGATATTTCAATCTGTTTTATTACCTTTTGAAAACTCTGACCAGTTGCATCAGCGATAGATCTAACTGCTGCTGCGCCGAAATCTTGATTTGATTGCTGACTTCTTCCTCCTAAATTTGGGTTATCAGCTCTTATTTGTCTTTGCTCTCTTGCTTCCTTCGTTATATCAAGCAAGATACCAGCTCTTCTAAGTAAATCATCAATAAATCTAGATATTGGTTCTAAAAAACCAAAAGCATCAAGTATTGCGCTACCGACAGCTGTGATTATGGATGCAAATGTTATAAAAGTAGTAATTTTTCCTAAAAGTCCAGCAACGAACCTACCTGCAAAAGCAAGTCCAACAGCAAATCCCTTGACACCAGCAGTAGCAAGTCTTAGGGCTTTGTTTGTAGAATTTATCCTAGTGTTAGTTATTGCTACTACTCTATTAAAAGATTTCTGTCTAGCTTCGAGTCTTGTTAATTCAATTTCCTGTGCTTTAGTGCGTTTTTGTAAAGCATTAAGTTGATCAATTTTTATCTGATTAATGCGTACTTCTTGAAGAGATAATTGGTTTAGTCGTTTAACCTCTCCAAAACTTATTTCTTGAGCTCTGGCTTTTTTAATTAAAGTATTAAATTCTTCTTTATTAGCTATACTAGCTCTAGTAGATGCTAGACTTAACTTTTGAGTCTCTGTAGTCATTTGAGCCGCAGCTCTTCGTGTTCCTTGTAATCGTCTTCCTATTTTTTCAGTTAGAGTATCCCCAAGTGAATTAGCTGTAACTGTAAAATCTTCAGCACTCTTTCCAAGCTCCCTAATAGCTGATCCAAATACTGTTTTAGCTAAAATACCAAAAGTAGCGATGGCCGTTACAGGTGCTCCAAGAGCTTTTACAAGAGGTTGAATTACATTTGCTATTAATACTCCAGCTTCTCTTGCAATATCACTTAGAGTTGCTACCAATTTTTCTAAACTTGAGGCTGCAGTCTCTACAGTGCTATCTACATCTCCAAATTTATCTAAACCCTCAGATATAGCCTCATTAGCAAAAGCTTGTCGTTTTTCAAATGCTGTCAAAGAGCTTGCAACTTTACCGATTGATGCAGCATATTTTTCTGCTGCAGGCTCAATTCTAGTAAAAATTCCTAATTCGTCTAATAGTTCAGGTTCTAATTTTGCTACACCACGTAATAATCTTTGCACTGAGTCAGTTAAATCTCTTCCAAGAGCTCTAGCCGCTTTTACACCGACTGTTGCTAAACCCTCAATTTGATCAATATTAAAACCAGAAGATAAAGCGATATTAGCTAATTCAGCTGATTGAACTAGTGACAATTGACCATTAGTAATTTCTTTAAGTCGCGCTAAAACTTTAGGACCTTGTTCACCGATAGAAGCTGCTAGGGCATTTACTCCTGCAATAGTTTGTTCGGATCTTGCTGCTGCATTTAGGGCACTAAAAGCTTGTTGTAAAGCAAATATAGTAGCAGCTGCACCAGCATAAGCAGCCACTAATCCCCCTAAGCCTTGTGCTTGTGAAGAGAAAGAACGACCTGCTGAAGCAGAGCTTTGACCTAATCTAGTTTGAGCTTTACCTATACGTTGGGTATCACCTTCAACTTTTTTAGCGCCTCTAGTTACAAATTCAGTTTGGACAGTGTTCTTAATTTTACTACCAGCCACGGGGTTTCCTATCTACTACGTGATTTAGCTTTTGACATTGCATCTCGTTCTTTTTGTTTTTGAGCATAATATTTACTAGCCTCAGCTTCAGCTGCTTTGAGTAAATGAAACACATCTTTTCTATTATCCATATCATAGATGTCCATAATGTCCATTAAACCGCTATAGTCTTTACCCATCCAGCTTCCACTCATACCTTCCCAGTTATCTGGTAAGGCATTGAATAGAATTAGTGCGCATTGAGCTTCATAAGATAAAGAATCAACCTCTAAGGGCATATCTTCTTCTTTCGGTTCCCAGCCCATCTGATCGCACATAAGCAAATATTGCTCAGTTGACATACCTCCAGTAAAAAACGCATTACGAAGGTATTCAATTAGTTTTTTTCGTTTGTCTCGGCTTTAGTTTTTGAAAACTGCTCAAAATCATTCATAGCATCTGTTATAAATTGATCAAACAGTGTAGAATTTTTTAATAATTCTAACGCCTCTTCTGGGCTATATTCGATCTCTTCTTCACCATTAACGCCAGATATATCAGCTGGAAATAGCAGTGGTAAGTTTTTGTATCTAAGACCACTCCACCCTTTAATAGCTTTTTCTGAGTATGCTTCTAAAAACTTATCATTGTCAACTTCTTCTTCTCGTTGACGTGTGCGTTTATTAAATTTGAAAGTTAATGATCTATTTCTAATTTTCATTAACTCGTCTCGATTAAGATAGGCTAAATCAACCATAAATCCATCAATTTCTGGAAATTCAACTGTAGTTACAGTTTCTTTAGCCATTAAACTTTTTATTTTACTCATTATTTTTCCCCTCTATAAGTAAAAAGCGCTATCGGTATATCTGCTACTGTTGGGTGAGGGGAGTCCCATTTCGCAAACCGATAGCGCCATCTGTAAACCTTTATCCCCCCTCAAAGATAAATTAAGACTTTTTAGCAAATATTGTTATTTCACCGCCATCACCTCTTGTAGCTGTTGGCTCTTGTGCAACAAAATTTACTGACATACTAATTACATCCTCTGTAGCTAGTGTTGGAAATTCAAACTGAACTGCGTCCATTTGAAATGCTACATAAGGTGCTGTAGTGCCACCAATAATTAAGTTAGCATTAGATGTCTGTGCTGAACTAGTTCTTGTATCTTGAGATATATTTCTTAAAAATCCAGCAGATTCTAAGTCATCAGATCTTAAATACATACTTGCGGAACCTGTTACAGCTCTTGTACCTGTAAATTGACCAATAGGAGAGTTCAATGTTGAAAGCTCTTCTGGTGTTAGGTATGTAATATTATTATTATAATCAAAACTTAGAGCAGTTACTGGAAAAGTAAACTTTTCATCAGCTGCACCAGCTGTAGCTTTATGATGAAACTCAATTGTACTAAGTCTGTTTTTAATAAATGCGTTTGTAGCAACGCTTCCCGCAACGTTCATAGAACCGTATGGGTGATAGGCTTGTGCCACTGCAGATAGTGTAGCAGTTGCATTTGAGTTAGCAGTTACACTTGTTCCAGCGTTTAATATTCCACCAAACACTGAAATAGCTTTGTCTCTATCAGCACCTGTAAGTTCTTTTAAGTCTGTTCCAAAACCTGCCCATGTAGTTGTTGCAATTTCTTCAATACCTGCATCAACAGTGGCTTGATTAACAGTAGCATTACCAACTTGATATACCACATTATCAAGTTTAAAATATAAGTGATTTTCTTGAGCAGTTGAAAAGTTAGTCGCCGTGGCTGCTTTACCTACTGCAGCTGCAACAGTTGTACTTCTTAGCTTTCCACCAGTTTCCCAACCTGATCTACTATCAGTTGTTGAAGCGGGTTTTGTAGATGTAATCATTGACTGCCACAAAAACCAATCAGCCACTGGCATAGAATTACCATTATCTGTAGTTCCAGCCACTGTACCAGGTGATTCTGAGTCAGCTGTAACTTCAACGCCAGTTGGTCGTAAATAAGTCTGAAAGTTCCAATCTACAGGGTTAATTGCAGTATTAAATCTTTGCTGAGATCTATCTGGAGTAGTTCCAGATTCCAATGAAGTAATATCAGTTGTAGCAGCACTTGATGTTAATGCAAAACCAGCTAGTACTTCGAGTTTCCAGGTGTTACTTGGTGTCATTGCAGTAGCGGCTCCTCCGCCTGCTAAATCAATGGTTGAAAAGAACACTTCTGAATTTCTTTGTAAATTTAAAGAAGGCATTTATTTTCTCCTTAATCCTCTAATCTGTACTCTACGGTTAGAACAATTTCTGCTAGACCTAATGGCTCTGCAAGTCCTTCATCAGTAGAAACATTGTCTATTTGTATATTCAAGATTCCCTTCTCTGGACTACCTGCTAAGTTATAGATAACGTGTTCGATATCTTGTACCAACTCATCAGCTTTTGTTTGAGAATCGTCCTCTCCGTATACGTATGCTCTTATAGTAACGTCTAACGTTGCAACCGTCAAACTTTTAGTATTAAAATCTCGGATTTCGGTACCCGCGTTAAGATAAAGTGCAGGAAAGTCATTAACTTCATCTAGAAACTTAATTTTTCTATAAACATTATTAAATATGTTTGTAGTATAGGTATATGAACTATCAAATCCAGATTGTTGACCGTCTATCTCTTTAAGGTTGGAAACCAAAAAATCAATTATATCTGTGCGTCTTGATTGTGGCATTAATTACCCCTCACTATGTTAAACTTTCGTGCATATAGACCTTGTACAACTTCTCTTATTGTATTAGTTACTAGTATATCTGGATTACGTTGACTTTCAATTAAGCTTTTATATATAGGGTCGTAAAAAAATCTAATAACGTTAGCTTTATAACTAGGTAAAACTGCAACACTACTTCTAAATCTTCCAGTTCTCTCAGTAAGTATGGTTGGAGATAGGGGAGGTCCTCGCTCAGGTCCTTTAGGCATTATCGCTCCAAGTCTTCTTTGGACTAGAGCAGATAGTTGAGCGCCAGAAATAAACTTTTGTACAGAGTCTTTCTTAGCTTTTCTCTTCCTTACTGCTGTCATTCCAAAATTTTGTTTACTAAATCGTGGAGATTCTACAACAGTGCGAATAGTAAAAGGTGTTAACCCCCCTTTTTCAAATTCCTTAGCAAAGGCAACTATCAAGGATAAGTATTCATTTACCGCATTTGTTTTTTTAACCTCATTCGGTATTTCTTGGACTATTAAATAGTTTAATAGCCCTTGTGAAAATTTTATACCATTTGCTTTTAAATGAGCTTCATTAACTTTTTGAGTTAAGTCTCTAACACCTTTTTCCATGTCTGCAAAAAGTTCTGCAGTAGGTTTAATCTCTATCCTATATTTTTCTGCAACTCCATCTTTATTTTTAATTTTTATTGATATCTGAAAGTATCTTGAAAATATCTTTTGATCTTTAAAAACATCTGATGAAATATTTTTTAGTGGGTTTGTAATAAATTTAAATATAGGTTTATTTTGTTTTTCAATATCAGCAGTATCAACTACTAATAAGTTTGCAAACTTAACTCTAGCATTTAAAAATAATAAGTTTCTAAAAGGAGTTAGCTCCTTACCAAATAGTGCATTGATAGCATCTTGACCAAAAAGTTGTTTTCCTCCAACAGCTGATTTAATAAGTTGACCCTCTGGCTTATTTAAACTTCTACTAATAGCTGTAATTGCAGGCTCGGCTGCTCCACCAACACCTTTAACTTTAGTTTCATAAGCACTTGGTAACGTTATCTTCTCTCCAGTATTAGATTTAAGCGCATTTATCTCTGAAAGTCTAAAACCTGCAGTAGCCTCAAATTCATCAGCATCAACAATAGCATCAGCTATAGCTCCTCCTGATACTCCGACAGACTCAAATATTCTTCTTGCACCAGATTTTGCATCTTTAGGCATACCCAGCCCAATACCCATTTGCTCTGATATGTAATCAGATACACGACCAATTAAAGTATTTCTTAGTTGCTTAAGTTCTTGTGCTTTTTTACTACGAAGTCCAAAATTTTCATCTACTTTACCGTTAGGAAAGGTAGTCTTTACAATACCAAGGTTAAGATTAGGAGCCATTAGATAACAATCCTATAAAGGTCCAATATACGTCTAATATGTGGGGGAAAGTTTCCTGCAAGATTAAACTTATCTCCTCGTTCTCCCTCAAAACTAAAACCTTTTTTATCTTGATCTTGTTTATGAAATAATTTAATCATATCAAGAGTAGCAACTTGAAGATCATAAGGAACTTGTCCTGCTTCATAACCACCACGATATGTTACTTTAACTCCGCTAGGATAAGGCTGAAAAGTAGGTGGGCCACTTAGTGTAAGTGATGGATAAGATCTATTAACAGTTGGATAATTACCTGTAATGCCTATGTCACCTGTATCTCTAGTAATTTCTCCACTGTCTCGTGAAAAACTGTATTGATTTATTGCAGCGCTAACATCTTTAGCTTCTGTATCTCCATTTTTACCATCAAAATGAATTAACATTCGTGTTTGTTCATCAGGTCTAAATCTTTGTGATGGGGGAGTAAAGTCTCCTGAATATCTTGCAGTATCGCTAATTCTTAATTCGTCAATATACCCTGCAAAGTCGTTACCTATAAGCACGTTTGTTGTAAAAGTATTGTTATTTACAGCAAATGTTTCACCACTGGCTCCTGTAATATTATTCCCATTATAAGTTAAAAACATTCGTTGAGAAACACTATTAAAAGATGCAGCTACATGTGCGAACTCTCGTTGTCCAAATTGCTGTGTTTGAATAAGTGTGTTAGCACCAGTAACTGTTGTTGTGCTTCCACTAATTGTGCCATCAATTTTTAAACCACTTGTTCCATTTGTAGAAAATTTTAAAGAATTTGTCGCGTCTGTGTTAATTGAAAACAGCTCCTGTACAGGTAAACTCGAGTCATTAACACGAATAAACATCTCGATGGTAAAATCACCCTCTTCAAATTTTATATCTTCAGATACTGTACCTTCTACAAAGTCTGCGGATGCCACCTCTAAACTAGATTTTCCAAATCTTTTAACTCTTGAATTAATATGAGCGTCATTCTTAAAGGTAAGAGTTACACTATCATTATCTTGAACATTAGGCATACCATTAGTCGCGGGATCGTCAAGAGTCATATGCTCTATACCATTAAACTCTGTTACTTCGTAGACATTACTAAGAGGCAATCTATTAACAAAAACGCTTGTTTCGCCTCCGTCAAAAACTTCAACATAATCATTAGCTAAGACTTGTTGTCCGATATAGTGTTCAACAACTCCTGTGGCATAACTTATGATATTACTAAGAGTACCATCATGAGTAGTGCTATTAATACTTAAATAACTTTTTACTTGTGGCAACGTTACATACGGATAACGACCAAGCCCCTCTTCATGTCTATCCATCTATCAATCCCCTATTTCTTAATAGTAATTTTTTTAACAGATTTTTTTACTTCTGGTTTAATTGTTGTGGCAACTATAGGTGCTGGAGTAGCTTTAGGTGCAGGAGTAGCCATAGCATCCCAAGCTTCTTTTTGTTGTTCGATAAGCCCAGGACCCCAACCATGTTTAGAAAGCCATTTCTCAGCTTCATCCCATGATTTCATATCTTTAATTTCTGTTACAATAGTAGTCATATCTATTCTCCTTAAATAAAAAGGGGAGGCTATCCACCTCCCCCTTGATTAGTTCTACATTATTAGTTAAAATTAACCAGTAATGTTCATAACTGCGTAAGAATACTTAGCTGCATCTAGTGCGTTATTTGAGTTAGTTGTTAACGGTCTAAAGTCAAAACGTGTGCTCATATACATTGCTGTAACTTGCTGTCTTGGCTCGTACTCGCTCTCGATCTCCATACCACGTCTTTCAGCGATTAAGAATCCAGGCTTATACACTAGCATACCAATATGTCTGCTAGATCCACCAACTACGTCTAAGAATTCAGTGATCTGGATTGGTATACCATACACTGCACCAACAGAACCTGTTAGGTAAGTAGCGTTTGGTCCAAATTTATCAACTGTTCTAAAGTCTGAAGTTTGAACTAAGTTATTATAACCTTCAATAGTGGTTAGATATACTAACTGGTCACCAAGTTGAAGACCATATTTACCCATTGAACTTCTTGCACCTGCGATATCAGTTGGGTCAACTTTATCGTTAGCACCGCCAGTTGCTACTGTAAGAGAAGCATCTGCTGCTAAGTTAGTTAAACCTTCGATAACTGAAGCATAACCTGTACCTGCAGTAATTGCGTTAGTAGGTGATGCTGTGAAGCCAGTTAATGCGCCTGTACCTCTAAGTATTGATTTATCAATAGCTCTTGCAAGACGTCTAGTAGCTGCTGCTCTTAGGAAGTCAAGCAATGGAAGAACTGTATCTTCCTCTTCATCTTTTGCAAGATGAGTAGTTGCCATAAACTTATGAGGTGTGAAGGTAACAGCTGAGATTGTATTTTGGTTTGTAGTAGGTACGTTAGATGCATCTGCAATACCTGTTGCAAATGTGCCTGACTTAAACTGTGCTACATCTCCGTCTGTATCTTCATCAGCTACTGGTACTCTAAAATTTCTAGCATCCACTGCGATTCTTTCGAACATTGGAGCAATAATTAATTGCTGCTCCATCTCAGTGTAGATGTTTGAAGAAAAGTTAGAAAGGAACTGATCTACAGAAGTGATCGCCTTCATTCTTGAACCGTATTTAGTATCAAATACGTCTCGCTTATTCATGCACTTGGCAAGTAAATAAGCATTTGCCATTTCTTTCTCTGAGAATTGAGAAGTTTTACGACTATTTTCTTGATAAGTCATTTTAGATTCAGTTAATGATTTAATCTGATCCTTAAATGTTGAGATCTGAGCCTTAAGTTCATCAACTTCCGCTGATTCCTTAGGTGTATACGCAGTCTCTCTTCTGTCTTGAGCGTCAGCCTCTTTCATCATTGCTTCACCAGTTTTCTCCACTAGCTTAGCAACTTCTGGCTCTGACACTTCTGCTTTTACAACTGGTTGCTCTTGAGCTTTAGTTGCTTCAGCTTTTTCGATCTCTTTCGCTGCACCTTTTGATGCGGACGTAAGGTCAATAGGAGTATCGATATCCTGGTTTGCCATTTTGGTTTCCTCCTTGTGGGAATTTTCGTGAAGCTGAGAGGTTTCGCTCTTAATTTCTTCACCTTTTGATTTTTTAATGTTGTTAACGTCAACATCTAACGTATTATCACAACTATTTCCGTCAGCGTCAACCTCTAAAAATTTAAAAGTTGGCGATTGGTCGGTTGCAATTTTAGTCACTTTGTAGGTTTTTCCGTTTAATTCTACAGTTGCACCATTTTTGACTAATTCTGGTTCTTGCTCTAAAAGATTGATAAATGGAATCTCTGCATTAGGATCTCTAATCTCAAGTTCTTCTTCATCATTTTCTTTTTCAGCTTCAGTTTCTAAATCGGTTTTTTCTTCCGAAATTACCTCTTCATTTTTATTCTCTGTAACCTCAGCACCTCTTGTTTGAGAAGCCATTTCTTCAGAAGGACTTAAAGGTCTTTCGTCAGAATCTTCTTCAGCCATCTCTACAGATGAGTCATGCACAGCAACAGCACTAACTGTCATAGAATGTTTATGACCTTTAGCTTCCATTATCTCATACCCCTCTACTTTATGAGAGTGGTTTTCCATATGAGAAGCATAAGTTGTAATTCCATTACCATTCTCATCTACTTCTAAAGTATGATAATGGCCATCAATCATATCAGTTATGCCTGCTTTTATGTATGCTTTAGTTTGTTCTTTGTCCTCAAACTGTTCAAGAAAAGATTTTCTCTCATCATCTGAGTTAAAACTTTTGCTAATGCTAAATAATGAATCTTGATTACAAGGCACACTAACAACACTAATCTCTAATAATTCAACATCAGTTATTGTCATTGTATCGTCTTCGCGATTATATTTACCATCTTTAACTTTAAAACCAACGCTGAAACTTTTTAAGGCTCCATCCTTGATAAGGGTCTGTACCCCGTGATTCTTCTCTGCTGCTTCACTGACGGAAGCTTCAACAAAAATACCTTTTTTATCAACTTGTATTTTGTTAACATTACCTATTGGGCAATCGTGTTTATGTTGATAGAGAAGAACAGGATTACGTCTAAAGTTATCTACGCCTTTAGCCCATGCATCTGCAGTTATAACATCACCTGCACGGTCTTTAGCAGTAGTATTTGCATAGCCAGCAATTTTAATTGACTTAGTCTTTTTATTAAATGACTTAGCTTCTAAAACGCTATTTAAATAAAACTTTTTATCGTTCATCTACTGTTTCCTCCTTTGGATTATCAGACTCTTCTTCAGGAGGTCTGCCTCCTTGAGTAGCGTCAGTCGCGCTACCTGTAATATTTTGTGGTACCCTAATGCCATCTTCTCCCTCGATTCTGGGTAACCTTAAACCTTTTCTAGCTTCATTAGGTGTCATAATGCCTGTGTTTACTAATTGTGCATAGTAAGTAGACTCTGTTCTCATCTCTGGTCTTAGAGCAGGAATGGTCATTTTATCAGGTCTTATTTCTACTCCACCGTTAAAAAAATGCATGAAAGCGCTACAAAACTGATTTAATATCGGTAATATTGTGTGCTGATAAAAAAGCTTTTGATTAGCATCTATATTAGCATTATTACCAGATTTTAAAAGCACGTAAGGAACTCCAATTGCTTTAGCAATATCTTGTTGGATTCTTTCAACACTATTTTCAAAGTCTAGTTCATCAAATTTCACATTTGAAAACTGATCTATCTTTAATCCTCCATCTAGTATAGCTGGATTTCTCGCGTTGTCAAAAATAGTTGTGTAGGAATTTCTCCAGCTCTCTAAAAGTCGCTCTTTTACTCTTTTACTTAAAATACTGTCTGTTGTCAGTACGAATCCTGGAACTGCGTTGTTTTTGAAAAATTGCCTCTGAAAGTTGATAAGATAAAAGTAAACCTCAAGTAAACGTTTAATAGACTTAAGCTTACTAGTTCCTCTAAATATGCTTAGCTCATTCTCATTCATTACATGTATTATTTCATAAGGTTCAAAAACTATTGATTCACTTTTTGTGGTAGTTTTATTAAAATTGTAAAAATCTTGAGATTGCTGGTTTGAGATTAGATAATTGTACTGCTTAACAAATGCTCGTTCATCAGGAACAACTTCAACATCATTAGCTGGTAATAGATATAGATCATTTCTATCATAATAGAAAAATACATTACCATCTAGAAAAAAGTCTAAAAAAGCTCGTCTAAATAACCTAGCTCTATCCTCAAAAGGATTAGGTCTATAGTTAAGTAACTTATTAATTTTTTTACTAGGAGAACCTCCCTCTACTAATAATGGAATTTCGGTTAAAGCGTTAATGCACATCTCAATTGATCTATTTACTATCTCAACTTCACGATACGCTTGTTCAAAGTCATGAGTATTTTCAGGACTTGCATATGGTTCTAAAGCAGCAATAGATGGCTGAGCAGGATTTAGTTTTTCAGATAACCATTCTCTCCACGCGGGCACTTGTTTTTGTTGATTATTTGCCATTTTTTTCCTTTTGAATATCTAACCAATTTTTAATTTTAGAGGCTAGATAGTTTGGATACCTTTGTCCATATAATGTATGCAGTCTTATGTGATGAGTTTTACA